TCAGCCAATCTTCGCGCCCCAGAAGGACGTCTGGTCTGCGGCGAAATAGCCATCCGCGGCGCGAAAGTTGCCTTGCAGCTCCACGGTGTCACCGGCGGTAAGCGACACCATCGTCTGAAGCCAGAGCGCCGTCGCCTCCGAGACATGCGCGCCGCTGATCTCGCCCCGCGAGCCGCGGATCTCGGTCGTGCCGTTCAGGACGAGCCGCCCGCTCATCCGCGCCGACGTGCTGGCGTTGACCTTGTAAAGCAGCGTCGCGCCGAAGAGGTAGGTACCGTCCGCGGGCGCCACGAAGCGGTTGTTGGCTGCATCGAAGGCGCTCTGGTCGTTGTAGTCGGTGTTGTTGATCGCGATTTTCGTCCAGGTCCCGACGCCCACGTAGTTGTCGTAGTTGGTGTACGCCATGAACCGCGGCAGCCGCGGCTGGTCGACGATGCCGGTGGCGTTGTCGACGCTCAGCCCGTCGAAGAAGGTACTGCCGTCGGCCGAGACGGCGAGCCGGAACCTGTCCGAGCCGAACAGCCCGACCAGCGCCTTGGTCACGAAGCCGGTCTGGAGGGTCAGCCCGAGATCGCCGCCTGCCGCCTCCTTGTTCATGGTGTAGAAGAGATCGCCGGTCCCGCCCTCGGCCACGGTCCTAGCGGTCCAGAGCGCGGCGTTCAGCTTTGCCGAGAACGGGTTCGACGCATCTGCCGTCGTCCCCAGCCCAAGAAGCGCAAGGTTCTGCAGCACGTCCGGCGTTGTCCCGATCCAGCCAGACCCGTCGTAGACGAGCAGCAGGCCCTCGTCCTCGACCCACGCCCGCCATCCGGTGCGAGGAGGCAGGCGCAGCCAGGCACCATCCGTGAACAGAGCCACGTTTAGATCCCAGCCAGCCCAGTCGCCGGTCGCGCCCGAGCCGACGATGTAGCGGTCGCCATCGGCGGGAGAAGCCGGCGGCGCGGTCAAATCCCGGTCTAGAACGGAGAGCTGGACGAGCCCGTCTAGGATCCGCAGCGCCTCGTTGTGAGTGACATGCTTCTGGGCCTGCGCCGCGAGGATGTAGGGCAGCAGGAGATGGGTCGTGGCGTCGGACATGGGATGGCCTCAGAACGTGAGGGTGACGGTTTTCGGCGCGCCCCGCGCGACGAGGGCGGAGAGCTGGAAGATGCGGATGTCGAGCGTGTCGCCGGGCCCGAGCGGCGTGCCCCAATCGGCGGTCTGCTGGGCGACGGTGTAGACGGCGCTGGTGGTGGCCGTGCTCAGGACGCGCTTCACGGTCGCGCCGTCGAGGATCTCGACCTCGTAGGCTTCGAGCTCTTCTCCGAGCGGGACCTCGAGCCCGCCCCAGTTGTCGGCCGCGAGCGCACGGGACCGGCGCGTCCAGCGGATGGTCAGATCACCGGGCGTGCGCGGCTTGCGCCATGGCTGCTGGACATGGGCGACCGAGAACGGCCGCACCCCCACGCCCTGAGGCGTGAAGGATTGCGCGACATAGGTCTCGTCGCTGACCGAACGGCTGGCCGGGCCGATGCGCCAGTTCCACGGGATCCCAAGGTTGGCCTCGGCGATCGGCAGCGTTGCGAGGCTGTCGTCGAGCACCACCACCCGCGCGCCAGCGGGCGTCGGATTGCCCATGGCTCCCTCGGTGCCGCGCTGGCCGCGCAGGAGACGTGTCAGCCGATACCTGCCGGGGGCGAGCAGCTCGGCCGCGCCCGCCTGGACGATTTCCCAGACGCCGGGCGCGCTCTCGATGGCCAGCGCGTTAGCCCCGCCGAAGAGCGTCAGGTCCGTTATGCTTTCCAGCGTGCCTGTCAGCAGATCGACGACCAGAGCATTGCCGAGATCGAAGCGCGACGTCGGCCCCGCGTAGAAGTCCGAGACCAGTGTGCCGATCCGGGCGCGACTGCCGAACGTGGTCAGCAGCTCGAAGCCATCGGTCGAAGGGCTGCGGAACACCGCCATCTCGCCCGGCCACGGCACTGCATGCGCCGCCGCGAAGGGCCGATGCGCGGGCTGGTCCTCGGTCAGCTGCGGCAGGTCGAGCAGCACTGCCTCGGGCGCGCCGAAGACGACGGGCTGCGAGAGCGCCGAGGGCCGCGGGGCGCCGGGCGGCAAGTCGTAGGCCTCCCTGTCCTGGCGAACAGCTTCGATGCCGCGCGCGTCCGCGTCGGCGATGGAGACGAGCCGCAGTGGGAAAGCGCGGCCGTCATGGGCGAACGACACGACATCTGCCGGGTCGAGCGCCAGCCGCGACGGTGGCAGTCGGAAGACCGCGCTCTCGCGGCCGGTCCAGGCTTCCATCAGCGCGCGGCGGCAGCGGCGTTCGGCCTCCTCCGGCGGGACCGCCATCGGGAAGCTCTCCGAGGCGATCCGGGTCGTGTCGACGGTGATGCGCCGCGCTTCCACCTGCGCGGCCTCGTAATCCTCGTCGGCGCGGGCGACCTGCCACTTCAGGGCCTGCGGCAGCTCGGTCTCCTGGCCGCGGGTCAGTTCGAGGACATCGCCCTCGCGGGCGGCGACCAGATCGTCCGGCGTGACGCTCGCCACCGCTGCCCGGCCGCGCATGACGAAGCGGATCATGCCCTCAGTCTCAACGGCGTCGAAGCCGAAGTGGCGCGCGAGCGTGCTGATGGACGCACGCGGGCTCTCCTGCGCGCCGATGGCGTAGCCCTCGACCGCGCCCCAGAGTCCGGTGACGTCGATCCGGGATTCGGGCAGGCCCGCGCGCAGGCAGAGGTGGCGGACGAGAGCGGCGAGCGACACTGCGCCGAGCCGGCCGGTCAGCCAGTGACCGAGCCGCCAGTTGGCGCCGTCCGTCCAGACATCGGTCAGCGCCGGGAAGAACGGATAGGGTCGCGCGTCCCAGGTCCAGGCGGCGCATTCGGGCACATGCACCATGCGGCCGCCATAGACCGAGGACACCGGGTTGTTCGCGGCCTCGCCCCAGAAGAGATACGTCGCCTCGAGATAGGCGCGCTGGATGGCGTCGTCCCGCCAGCCGCGGGAGAAGTACGGCACGAAGCTCTCGGAGGATTTCGGGTCGAAGAAGACATTGGGCTGGTTCGTGCCGCGGTCGATGGCTGGGCAGCCAAGCTCGGTGAACCAGATCGGCTTGGATTCCGGCACCCACGCGGTCGGCGTCCCGCTCTCCACCCCGCCCGGGCGGTTGTAGTGCGCGTTCGACCACCAGGCGCGCAGATCCTTGTAGCGGAAGACCCACGGCTTGCCCGCCGCCCCATCGGTGATCGGTGTGCGCACCTGCGCCGATCGGTCGGCGGCGCTGGCGTAGAACCAGTCGAAGCCTTCGCCGCCTGCGATGTTCGCCTGCAGGTAAGCCCGGCCGTAGATGGCAGGCCAACCCTCGGCCGCGTCGAGATGCTCGAACCCGTCGCGCCAGTCCGACAGCGGCATGTAGTTGTCTATGCCGACGAAATCGACGTTGCTGTCCGCCCATAGCGGATCGAGGTGGAAGAACACGTCACCGGTGCCGTCGCCCGGCTGGTGGCCGAAGTATTCCGACCAGTCCGCTGCATAGCTGATGTCCGTGCCGGGCCCGAGGATCGACCGCACGTCGCCCGCCAGATCGCGGAAGGCCTGCACCGCCGAATAGGCGCTGGCGCCCGAGCGGATCGTGGTCAGCCCGCGCATCTCCGTGCCGATGAGGAATGCATCGACCCCGCCCGCCGCCGCACAGAGATGGGCGTAGTGCAGCACCATGCGGCGCAGACCCCAATCGCCCGCCGCGCCGGTCCAGGAGACGGTCTGGCCGGAGATCGCGAAGTCAGACGGGCTGGCGCTGCCGAAGAAGTCCGCGACCTGACTTGCAGCCGTGGCGGTCTTGTCGACACTGCCGGCGTAACCCGCGGCGGGCGAACAGGTGATGCGGCCGCGCCAGGGGAACGCCGGCTGACCAGCCTCGGCGGCGTTGTCGCTGTACGGGTTCGGAAGCGTGCTGCCGGGCGGCACGTCCATCAGGATGAAGGGATAGAAGGTCACGCGCAGCCCGCGGGCCTTCATCTCCTTGATCGCCTGCACCACCGCGAAGTCGGACGGCGTGCCGCCATAGACCGGCCGATCCTGATCGTCGCGGCTGACGAGATGGGCGGCAGACCGATCCACGCCGTTCACCGACCAGGTCTGCGGGCTGGTGGTCTTGGCCGACACCTCCACCCCCGGACGGATGGTGCACTCGCCTGCGCGCAAGTCGTTTCCGAACCAGGCGACGACGAGGCTCACACTTTCCACCTTCGGCGCCATGGCCTGCAGCCGGTCAATCGCCACAACCATGTCGGCGGTGTCCGAGAGCGCGTTCTGGTTCTCCGGCACCTGCGCCCCGCCGCTGCCCTTGCGGATGCCCTGCGTCGCGTAGGTGAACTCGCCCGAGGCCGGAATCATGGTGACGGCCTGCGTCAGCCCTTCGGCTGTGTCGGTATCCGCGAGCGGGCGGAACACCTCGAAGGAGAGCTGCGGCAGGCGGTTGCCATAGTTCCCGAGCGGCAGCTCCTCGAAGACCACATAGGCTGTGCCGCGATAAGCCGGGGTGTTCGCCGCACCCATCTTGGCGGCGATGAACGGGTCCGCGGTCTGGCTCTCGTCGCCCGGATACCAGCGCCAGGTGATCCCGGCCGTGTCGAGGAGTTTCCCGTCTGCCCAGATGCGCCCGATGCCGGTGATCGGTCCCTCGCAGAGCGCCACGGCGAAGCTCGCGTAGTAGAGATACTCGGTCGTCTTGACCTTGCCGCCGCCTCCGCCGCCCTTGCCGCCGCCCTGCGTGGTGGTCTTGGTCTCCTCGCGGAAGTCGGTCGCCCAGATCACGTTGCCGCCCATGCGCATGCGGCCGTAGACGCGCGGGATGACGGCGCCTTCCGTCGAGGCGGTGATCCGGAGGCTGTCGAGCCGCGGACCTTCGATCCGCTGCGTGGGCGCGAGCGAGGACACAATCCAGCTGTCGACCACCGAACCGATGGTGGAGCCCACAAAGCCGCCGATGGTCGCGGCGCTGACGCCGAGGATGGCCCCGCCGATCGAGCTGCCAATGGCGGCGCCGGCCGCGCCGAGAACAAGCGTTGCCATGTCGGGGCCTCAGCGTTGCGGGAACAGGAAGGCGAAGGCGATGCGCCGCCGCCAGGATTGGGTTAGCGGCTCCTCGATCACGCCCAGCCGCTCGTAGGCGTGGAGGAAAGTGTTTGGACCCGTCAGGATGCCGACATGCTTGGCGATGGCGCGAGGCATCATGCGGAACAGCACCAGCGCGCCGGGCCTGGACTCGGCGGGCGCCACCTCGATCATCATTGCACGCGCGCCTTCCGCCAGCAATTCGCGCGGCCCGGTCTCGCCCCAGTCGCGGCTATAGGGCGGGATCGGAAACGGCTCGAGGCCGACCACCTCGCGCCAGACCCCGCGCGCCAGCCCGAGGCAGTCGCAGCCGACACTCTTGAGGCTTGCCTGGTCGTGGTAGGGCGTGCCGACCCACGCGCGCGCCGCGGCGATGACCCTGTCTGGATCGGCGGTGGCTCTCGTGCATCGCGAAGCGATGCGCTGCCACCCGTCGTTTCCATTGGAAACGACGTTGGTCACAGAACACCACCGTCGTGGCCGCCATCCTTGGTTGCATAGCGCAGGATCGTGTCCTGGCCCGGGATATGCGGGAAACCGCGGAAGTTGGCTGTGTTGGCAAACTTCGCGCCGCAGGTCTCGATGCGCTTGTCGCAGCCAGCGCGGATGGCGAAAGCGTCGCCGTCGGCGATGGACCGCACCGGCGCCTCAAGCAGGGAGAGGATCGCGACGCCATCCGTCACGTCATGGCCCAGCACCTCAGCCCGACGCCCCGCGTTCGCGCCGCTGGTCCATTCGATGGTGCCGAAGGTGAACCAGGCCGCCTCGAAGCCGGAGAGTCCGGAGGCGGTGAACGCGCGGTCCCGCAGGAGGTCGACCACCGCGCCCGCGCCCGTGAAGGTGGGGTCCTCCAGATCGACTCCGCAGCGCGCATCGCCGAGCGCGGCATCGCAGCTCGCCTGGAAGGTTCGCCCGACCGTCTGGGCCAACACATGCGCGAGCGAGCGGACCTCGGCGACGAAGGCCAGGCGCCCGCGCCGGATCTGGCCGATGGCGCCGCGTCGCATCAGCACGCGTTGGCTCGTATCGGACCAGTTCACCCGCCAGACTTCGACCTCGGCGTTGTCCCAGCGGCCATCGAGGATGTCGGTCTCGGTGATCCGGTCCGAGGTCAGCACCCCCTCGGCGTCCTGCGCATCGACCGACAGGTCCGATCCTGAGCGGACCTCGGACGCCGTGAGCCCGCTCTCGGGCTCGAAGTCTGTGCCGTCGAAGCTCAGCGTCCGGTCATGGTCGGTGAAGCCAAAGGTGACGCCGTCAGCGCGGGTGATCCGCCAGCACCAGGCGAGCGTCGTCGTGGCCTCGTCGAGATGCGCCTGCAGGGCGGGCGACAGGGGTTTCATCGGCAGCTTCCCGTCATGCGGTCGTCGAGATCGGCGATCCAGTCGGCCCAGTCCGGCGGCACGGCGCCGACCGTTTCGGCGGGTGGTCGGGCCAGCCGCGCCTCGGCGTAGGAGGCGCAGCCGGCGTCACCACCGCCCATCGTTGCGGCGCAGCCGGTCAACAGGATCGCCAGACCCGCGGCCGTCGCGAACCGCGTCGCGTCCGCGCTCCAAGCGCTTGTTCTTGTCTTCCGTCGCATCGCGTTCTGCCTCCCGTTTGCCCGCGCGCTTCCCCTCCGCGCGGCCCCAGAGTCGGCCGAGCACCACGCCCCCGACCGCGCCCAAGGCCGCGACCAGCCAGATCAGAAGATCAGCCATCGTCCCGCTCCCCGCGTGCGGCGGCCACGCAGAGGGCGACGACGAAGACGCCGAGGCAGCCGCCCACGAGCAGACCTGCGAGGAACTCAAGCATCGCTGCGGAACCCGCGCTCGATCCGGTCGCGCAGGCCGATCAGGCCGAGACCGAGGAACATCAGCCCCGCTGGCGAGGCATCGCCAGAGCCGGCGAGCAGCGCGACGAGCCGGGACAGTTCCCCGAACGGCCCGGTGGCGGGCAGCGCGAGGGAGGCGATGCCGGTGAGCATGGCGAGAAGTCCCGCCCACCAGGTGAGCGAGTTGGGTCGGACGTAGCGCATGGGATCAGGCCCTCCGGATCAGGGTGGAGAAGAAGGCGGCCAGCCGGGCAAGCCAGCCAGTCGGCGTGTCGGGTGCAGGATCGAGGACCGGCGGCCTCGGCAGCGGCGAGCGCCGCAGCAGCGCCAGCGCCTCATCTTCGGTCAGGCGACGGATCGGCCGTGAGAAGTCGACGCGGCCCGTGCGGTCCACAGACCAGACCGGGATCGTGCCGCCGGGATAGCGGCCATGGCGGAACAGGTCACGCTCAGCCTCCCGGCGGGGAATGATCGAGGCCGGTCTCCGCCAGTTCAGAAACGCGTCGGCGGCTGCAACGCGATTGCCGTCGTTGAGGTGTCGGGTTAGCGCGGCCTTGGCGATCCCGCCGGTGTTGTAGTGGAAGCTGACCAACGCATCGAACTCGTGCGGCGCCAATGGCTCCTTCACGGCACGCAGGACGGCGGTCTCGTAGCGCGCAAGATCGGCGCGGAACACCCGGAACGCCTCGCGGATCCCGGCGTCGAGATCGGCGGGCATGCCGCGCGGCATGGTGGCGGGATCGGGCGAGCCAGCCGCGGCCGTGTGGCCGATGCCGAAGGTCCAGACCTGTTTCACATCGAGATAGGGTCCGGGCACGAGTCCTTCGTGCCGGACGAGGGCCAGCAGGCCCCGGTCGGTCATGTGCATGGGATTACCGGAGTAGCGAGAGGGTCAGGATCAGCGCCGCGACAGCGAGGCCGATGCGCAGGCGATGGGCGAAGGCCTGCCGGGGGTCGGCCGGGTCGCAGCGGAGGGAGCGCGCGAGGCGGATGAGATCATTCATCGCCGTTGCCTTCGTTGGCGCGACGCAGGCGGGCGAGCAGCATCTCGATGAAGGCCGGCCCGAAGACGCCGACGAGATAGGCGGCCGACCCGGCAGCGCCGCCAGCGGGGATCGTCTCAGGCGGCAGGCCGAGCCAGGCGGTAATCACGGCCATCGACAGGCTGCCCATTCCTGCGGCGATCAGACCACCGAGCAGGATGTGCCGCAGCGCGTCGCGCAGGTGCATCTTCGTGGTCAGCGCGTTGGTCGCGCCGCCGAGCGCGCCCCAGGCGGCGAGGATCACGGCGGTCGAGGCCGCGAGCTCGCGCAGCACGGCTGCGACGAAGCTGCCGGTGTCGTTCATCGCCGGATCTCCAGAAGCGGAATGGTGGTGATCGAGCCGAGCCGCTCGAGGTCGAGCGTCACGTCGAGCGCGTCTGTGTCGAAACGGACCGGCACGTCGAACTCGAAGCCCGCGGTGATCGCGACGCCCGCGGCCGGCGCGGTGTCGAAGGTCACGACGCCGGTGGTCGTATCGACCGTCCAGCCCGACATCTGCTCGACCCCGCCGAGCGCGACGCGCACGCTGCCCGCCACCGGCTTGGCGATGGCGCGTGTCCAGGATTGCGCACCCGAGGAGTAGCGCTTGACCAGCTGGAAGGCGGTCGTCGCGCCATCGCCGGTGCCGATCGACTGGTCGGCGGGCGATGGCGTGCCCGAAGGCAGGCAGGACTTGTGGTCGCCCCAGTCCTTGAACCGGAAGCCATGGAGCCGGCCGTTCCGCGCCTCGAAGAAGGCGACGACCTCCGCCAGATCGTCGGCGCGGCGGATGCCGTAGGCGACGTCGTAGCGGCGGCGCGAATTTGCCCAGCTGGCGTTCCTCTCCTCGTCGCCCGAGGCGAGTTCGACGATCTGCGTGCGCCGTTCCGGCCCGCCGCGCGCGCCGCGGCTGATATTGTCGGGAAACCGGACCTCATGGAACGCCATCACATGCCCCTCCGCCCGAGCGAGACGGCGCGGGCGATGTCGGCAGCGACCTGCGTCCTCGACTGCCGGTAACTCTCGGCATCGCGGGCCATGATGGTGATGTTGACCCCGCCACCCGTGCCGTAGGCCTGCGCCTCGCGCCGCGACAGCACGCGCTCGCCCCGCTGCAGGATCGCGGGCACCTCGTCATGGCGTAGGCCCGCCATGCCGCCGGAATGCATCCGGGGCGCAGCGGCAAAAGCCATGGCCGGGACCATCCGCGAGTGTCCGGCCGATCCGACCATCCCGCCCGCATGCAGGACGTTGGCGAAAATGCCGCCCGCCCCAGAGAACACGCCGGAGAGCGCATTGGCGATCGGCCCGAGGA